CGCAAGGCACGGGTGGGAGTAGGTGCGCCCACTATCGCAGATGCACGGGATGTCTGTGCTGAAGGTGTTACTGGCTTGATTAGTCTAGCCCCAGAGGAGTTCAGGTATAACCGTTCCATCGGGGAGGCCCATCATCGGGACGGGGGATATGTGAAGTTCCTCGGCTCTGAGGAACCAAACCGCTGGAACGGGCCTCAGTGGTCACTCCTCTGGGCCGACGAGTTGGCCCTGTGGAACGAATCAAGCTGGCATCAGGCCCAGTTCGGTTTGCGGCTGGGGGAGCATCCACGGGCCATTGCTACCACTACCCCGAAGAATCGACAGTTTGTACGCACCCTCTCAGAACTGGATTCCACAGTCACCGTCAGGGCCACGACCTACGATAACCCCACGCTGTCTGCATCTGTTACGGAGAGGTTAACCACGCAGTATGGAGGCACGAGGATAGGTAGACAGGAGATACTTGCCGAGTGGCTGGATGATGTGCCAGGTGCGTTGTGGCAATGGGAGATGATACGGGTCAAGCCGCAGGAAGAAGTACCAGAGATGGAGCGCATCGTGGTGGCAATAGACCCTGCGGTAACAGCCAAGGAGGACTCAGACGAGACAGGGATCGTGGTGGTGGGACGAGCCGCAGGGGACGAGTATTATGTGCTGGCTGATTACAGTGGCAAGTACACCCCAGATGCTTGGGCTGAGAAGGCCATCACGGTCTACGAGATACACCATGCAGACAGGATCATTGCCGAGGTGAACAACGGTGGGGATATGGTTGGCTATACCCTGCGGACTATTCTCCCGTCAGCACCGTTCACCGCTGTCCATGCCAGCAGGGGAAAACGCATCAGGGCCGAGCCGATAGCTGCCCTGTATGAGCAGGGCAAGGTCTATCATGTGGGGGCGTTACCCTACCTGGAGGAGCAGTTGGTGTCGTGGACACCCGACAACTCTGGAAGCCCAGACAGGCTAGATGCTCTTGTTTGGGGACTAACTGAATTGAGCCAGAGGGGAAAGCCAAATATAAGGTGGATCAACGGATGAAAATGCCGTGGAGGTTGGTAGAACTGCCAAGGACAATATTGCTCGCAGCCGTGGTAGAGGCTGTTGGGCTGCTCCTGATATTGGCTGGCCTGTGGATTATGCACCCCATAGCAGGTATCATCGGCGCAGGGTTATTCTTTATTCTCATCGCCCAGGGTATGCAAAGAGGAGGTGACGCATGACACTCATCAAGAGAGGGATAGATGCGCTGCTCAAACAGAATGTACAACGCCCACCGATGGCTATGGCATCGGGAGGGAACCTGTCGGGACTTGGCGTGGGTGGAGGTGTACCGAACCAACTCTCCCAGATGCAAGCCATGACCCAGACCTCATGGCTCTTTGCTGTGGTGGACAGGATAGCGGCATCAACCGCTGCCGTGTCGTGGAGCCTCTATCGGCGCATGCCGAATAATGAGCAGCAGGAAGTGCTACAGCATCCTATTATAGATTTGTGGGGATCGGTCAACCCGTTCTATACGAGGCATGAGTTTATCGAGACATCTGTGCAGCACTTTGAACTGACGGGCGAGATATGGTGGTTGATAGTTCGCAACGCTGGCGGCAGACCCGTGGAACTGTGGCCTATACGCCCAGACAGGATTCGCCCAGTGCCGCACGTTTCGGAGTTTGTCGCAGGGTACATTTACAGCATCGGAACCATGCAGATACCTCTCCAGAGGAAGGATGTCATCTTCATCAGGCGACCCAGCCCCGTAGACCCTTATCGTGGTATCGGAACTGTGCAATCCTTGTTAATGGACTTGGGTGCGGAACAGATGGCAGCGCAATGGACACGCAACTTCTTCTCCAACGGGGCCATGCCTGGGGGCATCCTCCAGTTCGATGAGGGAATGAGTGATGCGGACTTTGAACGGTTAGTGACCCGATGGGGTGAGCAACACCAGGGGGTTGCTAACGCTCACAGGGTAGCGGTGCTGGAGAGGGGGAAGTGGGTTGATAGGAAATTCAGCCAACGGGATATGCAGATGGAGCAACTACGCAAATTAAACAGAGACATTATCCTTGGGGCATTTGGTATCCCTGCCTCTGTTATGGGAGTGACGGAGAGCGTAAACAGGGCCAACGCCGAGGCAGGGGATGTGATGTTTGGGCGGTGGATATTGAAGCCCCTGTTGGAGCGTATCAAACAGGCGGTCAATGAACGTCTAGTCCACAGCATGGATAGAACCCTGATGCTGGACTATGCCGACCCCAGACCTGAAAACCGTGAACTACATCTAAGGATTGCTGACACGGGTTTCAAGGGTGGGTTCCTAACCCGTAACGAGAGCCGTGCCTTGCTGGGTTACGGCGAAGCTGCCGATGGGGGGGATGAGTTCATGGCCCCATCCGCAGCACCTGTGGCCTTTGCCCTAGAGGATATGATGCAGAAAGCGGCGAGCGATGTGCATCCTCAGGAAGTGAATGAGGAGGAGGATTCTATGGAGGCCCGATGGGTCAGACGGTTCCGCAATGAACGGGATAACCTAGTCGCCTATCTGGAGGAACTGGCATGATTGTCACCAAGTTAGACGTTGCCGATGTGGACGGGTTTGACTGGAACTGGGAAGCCAAGTACCTGGACGAGTTTGTCGAAGAACTGACCAGAGCCTATGCAGCGTCGTTTGTGGCCGAGTTCCCTGCTGGGCCGATGGGCATAGTGCAGCGAGAGGCCGAGGAGTATGCAAGGACACGGGGGGCCGAGCAAATCCTTAACATCACCAATACCACCAGGGACAGGGTGCGTGAGGTGGTGGGCAATGCCCTACGGGATGGGCAGTCAGTCGGGTCAATCGTCAGAGAGATTAAGGTGCTGGATGCCCTGAGTCCTGCAAGGGCTATGGTCATCGCCCGTACCGAAACAGCGACGGCACTGGGGCAGGGGGCGTTTAAGGCAGCGGAGCATCAGGGCAGAGACGAGAAACGATGGGTCACGCAGGGGGATGATGGGGTTTCTGACTTTTGTTCACTCAATGAGGGCAAGGGGTGGATTCCGATAGGCGACCCGTTTCCTTCTGGGGTTGATACGATACCCCAGCACCAGAACTGCCGCTGCAATGTGCGGTACAGGACGAGCGAACTAGGTGCTGATGTGGAGATACCTTTTGCTGGAATACGCCCAGAGGATAGGGCATACAGCCCAGCCATCCTACAGGACTTCCGTTGCTCTGGCTGTAAGCGGTTACTGGGTCGAGATGTCCACACAGGAACCCGTATACACTGTCGGCATTGCAAGGAGGAGAGGACAGCTTGACAGGCTTTTAACGGGGTGCTATCTTGTTTCAAACTGAATAGACCCAGAGGCCCATTTGAGGCCCATTTGAGCGGCAAGACTGCCTAGCTTAGATGGGCTTTTTGTATTATATACGATGCCATTCGCAAACGAACATAGTTGCCGACTTGAGTCACCCGATGGGTATGACAGGATTCGCCGTGAGAATAACTGGAAGCAGCATGACGGGAAAAGGATAGATGCGCTCTGGGGGATCACGGGGGACAGTGCAGAGTTACAGGCTATGCGTTACCCGAAAGACCAGTGGCAGGCAGGCGATGCCAGACGGCATTGAACAGACCACGAAGGGCGGCAGTTTGAGCCAGCCTCGGCCCCAGAGATAAGGAGTGACAGGATGACCCACATCGTAAAGTTTGTGCGCCCCACAGCACTCAAGTTACTGAATGAGCAAGAAGGGTTAATCAGTGCTGTTGTGTCCACAGAGGACGTAGACAGGGATGGGGATATTGTGCGTCAAAACGGTTGGGACTTAACCCACTTCTCCACTCACCCCATCCTCCTATCGAGCCATAATTACCGTGGCCTCACGAACCAGATTGGCGAGTGGACGCAGATGAAGGTCGAGGGGACAGAACTGGTAGGTGAGGCGAAATACTATATCGGAGAGGGCAACGAAGAGGCCGATTGGGGATTCAAACTTGCCTCTAAGGGCAGGGCTGCTTTCTCTGTTGGCTTTGTCCCTGATATGAGCAAAGCCAAACAAATAGAAGATAATGGCAACCTGTCCTATGAGTTCCAAGGTCAGGAACTGCTTGAGGTGTCACAGGTAACCGTGCCATCCAACCCACAGGCATTACAGGCGATGAAGGGCATGAACCTGCATCCAGGGGTAGAGGGGCTAGTGGAGGAGATGCTAGGAGACATGGCAAAAGAATTGGTAGAGGTTCAGCTACCGCCAGAACCTATAGACATAGATGCCATTGCCCTCAAGGTTGTGGCTCTTATCAAGGACGATTTACAGAAGCTGATGCCAACTCGTCAGCACACCAGAACGGTTTCGTTACCTGACGCTGAAAGCATCGTCAGAGAAGCTATGAGACAGGCTATACCAGATTACAGGGAGGGACGTTAACGATGTCCGACAATATACAGACTCAGGCAGAACTGGAAGAACTACTGAACAGCCCAGAGCGATTCCATGACTATGTAGGGAACCGTTCCAAGGAAGTTCTTGGCGAGGCCGTCCGAGAACAGATGGCGAGCGCATTGCAGGAAGGCGCAGTACGCCGACCCCCAATGTCAGAGGAAGCCATTGCAGAGGGCGTGACCATGCAGGGCAAAGAGTTCGGCGGTGGATGGGTAGGCAAAGACGAGGCCAAGATTGACCTCGCTCGTGAAGCCAAGGGGATGGATGGACAGTTCAAATCCTTTGGTGAGTTCTTGACCACAATGGCCCCAGGGACAATCAGCCGTAGCGGATTTGATGCAAGACTCAAGGTATTGGGTGAGGGGCAGGGCGACCAAGGCGGTTTCTTGGTTCCAGAGCAATTCACCACGCAACTGTTGGCCCTAGCCTTGGAGGATTCAGTGGTACGCTCAAGAGCGTTCAGGCTCCCAATGACATCGCTGACCCTTGCCCTACCGACCATAGTGGACACGACTCATGCGACGAATGTGCATGGTGGGGTGCGAGGGTATTGGACTCCTGAGAGCGGAAGCTACACAAGCAGCGAGCCT